TCTATTAGATCCTAAGGACCATAATGGTTTTCAGTGTCCGGCAGAGTTGGATGAGCGTTTTTGGGCACATGCGAAGCAAATGGAGGAATTATACCTCGCAGGTGAGCGAGCATATCCCATTTACAAAGCATGTTTGAAGGATGAACCAACTAAATTGACCAAAGATAAGGTTCGAGTTTTTCAAGGTGCCCCTTGCGCCTTTCAATTGCTAATCAGGAAGTACTTTTTACCTGTGGCACGAATTTTATCTATGTTACCACTTAGTTCTGAGTGTGCAGTTGGTATAAATGCACAGGGTCCTGAGTGGGATCAATTAGCTAAGTACGTTAAGAAATTTGGTGCAGATCGTATTCTTGCAGGTGATTATAGCAAGTATGATCTGCGGATGCCTGCACAGGTTATGTTTGCAGCATTCAAAATCATGATTGATATTGCTAGGTTCAGTGGTAATTATACTGAACGCGATATTGTAATTATGGAAGGAATAGCAACTGATGTATGTTATCCATTAATGGCGTACAATGGTGATTTAATTCAGCATTATGGTTCAAATCCATCTGGTCAGAATTTGACTGTTTATGTCAATTCAATCGTGAATTCATTATTATTTAGGTGTGCTTACTTCGAGGTTACTAAGAATCGGAGTTTTGTTCCACCCTTTCGTGAGGCCTGTTCGCTCATAACCTATGGTGATGATGCGAAGAGCTCAGTTCACGAAGCTTTTCCAGAATTCAACCACATTGCAGTGGCAGATTTCCTGGCGAAGCATGATATGAAATTCACAATGCCTGATAAGGAGTCAGAACCTACTCCATATATGAAAGACGAGGATGCAGATCTTCTGAAAAGAAAGAATATTTATTCAGAGGATACTGGCAAGATCATGGGTGCATTGGATGAAGATTCAATATTTAAATCTCTTCACGCCACTCTTAAATCCAAAGCTCTCACAAAAGAGCAACAATCGATGCAAAATATTGATGGTGGATTGAGAGAGTGGTTTGCACATGGTCGAGACAAGTATGAACAACGTCGATCAGAAATGCATCAGGTTGCAAAAGCAGCTGATATCGCACATGGAATTCCCGGTCTTCATTTGACTTATGATGATAGACTTGCTGCATGGAAGGAAAAGTACGATTAGAGCACTCCGCCTTGGGCAGGCATAAAATGCATCCCTCTGGCCGTGTCTTACTACGGTCATCCGCTAAACAGGAGGTGTGGTATTTGGTTACCAAGTCCAATCCGCCGGTCAGTTAAGGAAAGGACTCAGGCTTTGCCACACAGCATTCTCCTCGTAGAATACCCCTATTTAGGGGAGTAACTAGCTATTACACAAGACTGACAACTCTTCACTGGATTAAGTCTACCAGTGAATTGAGTGAATGATGACTTGCGACTAATAAATTTTCAATAACAATAAACGAGGAGGCACAAATGTCTCAACACCAAACAATGCGTTTTGAGGATCAGAATGCAAATTGGGATTATACTGTTGACAGTATGCCAGATCCTACTTTTGCACCAGCTGACCCTTACGACGCCAAATTGGAGAACTTTCTCTCCCGGCCCATTCGTACACGATCGTACTCTTGGGCAGTCGGCACGAATATTTTCGAGAAATTCAATCCTTGGACTGATTTTCTCGATAATCCTCGTGTCATCAATCGGCTTGCTAATTTCAATCGGTTGAGATGTAAACTTAAAGTACGCATACTATTGAACGGTAATGGCTTTCATTATGGCCGTGCAATAGCTTCTTACACACCGCTCATACAATTTGATACCTTAACAAAGGATCGTTTGTTTTTTCAGAACGATATTGTCGGAGCGAGTCAACGTCCACATGTGTACTTAGATCCTTCCACCAATCAGGGCGGTACTCTCACCTTACCATTTGTCTGGTATATGAATGCACTTAACATTCCAGATCGAGACTGGAAAAGTATGGGTGACATCATTATTCATGGCATTAATCCATTGCGCCATGCTAATAATGCAGATGATGAGGTGATAGTATCAGTTTTTGTTTGGGCAGAAGAGGTATCCATGACAATTCCTACATCTTCTGTACCTGCTGGTTTGACTCAAACTTTTACTCCTCAGATGGGTATAGTTTATAAGCCACAGGCCAAAGATGAATATGGAACTGGTCCAATATCGAGACCGGCCGGATATATAGCCAAAGTTGCAGGAGCACTTTCCAAGGTCCCAGGAATAGGAATGTATGCAAAGGCAACTCAAATGGCTGCATCCACCGTGTCAAGTGTTGCGACTATGTTTGGATATTCACGTCCACCTGATTTGTCCACTATCAATTCATACAAGCCAACTTTGATGGGTAACATGGCAAATACTAATGTGCCAGATACTTGTCACAAATTAACTTTGGATGCGAAACAAGAACTTACAATTGATCCAAGAACTATGGGTTTAGGTGACACTGATGAGCTAACGATTAAATCAATAGCTGGTCGAGAGTCATATCTCACCAAATTCTCTTGGGGTATGTCAGATCCTGTGGACACTTTGCTTTGGAATGCCCGCGTTAATCCTGTCCTTTGGGCAGAAAACGACGGTGAATATCATTTTCCAGCATGTTGTTTCGCTACATTACCCTTTGATAGATGGAGAGGGTCAATGAAATTTCGTTTCCAAATTGTTGCATCAGCTTATCATAAGGGTCGTTTGCGTGTGGTATATGATCCGCGCGAACAGGTAACAGATGAATTCAATATCAATTACCAACATGTTATTGATCTTGCTTCAGAGCGGGATTTTACAATGACAGTCGGATGGGGTCATGAGAAGGCTATGCTTAATCATTTTAACCCTGGATCTGACAGTTTGCAATATGGTCCTGCAGGTTTACCTGCTTTACCAAATGATTCGCTTACTAATGGTATGATATCGATCTATGTAGTTAATGATTTAACCACACCGAATTCTTTAGCAACAAATGATATTGAAATTAATGTATTTATTTCGATGTGTGATGATTTTGAGGTGTATGGTCCTACTGGTGAATTTATTTCTGACTATACGTGGTTTCAACCACAAATGGGAGAAGTAACGACACAGAGGACTATTTTTACTCCACAAATGGCTGAAGTGAGTGATTCTCCAGCATCTACGGAGGAGCCTCAACAGGATTCAACTCCTGTTGATACAGCCCCTATTGCAGAACTGGGAATGACTCTGGATGAAGCCGATAACACAATCCAAGTATATTATGGTGATCCAATTACTTCGTTTAGGCAATGTTTCAAACGATATAATTATCACCACACAATATCACCCGATACACCAACCCTTAGCTATCTACGAGTTAGAATGCCGAATTTTCCTTTCTATCGTGGATATGCTCCAGCTGCTGTACACAAATCAGCATTACCTGTCATCGGTACTCCATATAATTATTGTAAGATGACATTATTGAACTGGGTTGTACCAGCATTCACCTGTTATAGAGGTGCCTTACGATGGAAATATCTTCGTGTTGGCGGTGCCTCTGATGATGGGTTTTTTATGGTTTCCCGTTCATCCCGGCGTGGTTATGAACAAACTGACACACCTTCATTACAAATGACCAACTCTGGACCTTATGAGAGGAATAGAGATGCGTTTTTGAAAATGCCCCATACATGGGAAGGAAATGTCACCACGTCAACCCGACAGAACCCTGCTGTTGAAGTCGAACTTCCGTATTATTCAAATGTTCGGTTTTCTCCAGCTAAGTTCCCAAATGTAACACAGCCTGGTATTTCATTTGGACAGTCCCATCAATTAGACACACTTTGGGAATCCTCAACATCTCAGTGTCCGCAAATCCATGCATTCGTCTCCACTGGAGAAGATTTCACGTGCGGATTTTTTACTGGATGTCCCATTGCATATTATGTGCCTGACGGAACTGATCCTGATGCAGATAACACGGTTAATCCACCCCCCTAGTTAAGGGGGCTTTGGTTGAAGTAATCAAAAGCCTAAAGCATTGGTACCAAACTTCTCGCGCATCTGCCGGAGATGTAACTATTAACCGGCATCATTTCGTCACAGACAGACGTATAAAATGAGGTAGTCCAAGAGACTTCCTGCAGTGTAAAATAATAAATCCTACTACTCGGTGGCTGAGTAGGGGGCTTTGAACATAAAGTCCTGAGCTGCGCTCGTAGAACGATCAACCCACAATGTGGGGGATTCATCGTTTATCAAGATCTTTGACTAAAGGTTTTTTCCCGAGCGTAGCTTGGGTTTTTCTTTAGTCACAATTTCTAGTGAGTGCGGCTCTAGGAGTATTTCGAACTGAGTACTCCCCAGGGGTG